AGGATCAAATGGTCCTTGATTCATCACATTATCTATAAACACAAGATAGATACGACCCGTGTCTGTGCGTTCTTTTAAAATTCCAGATTTAAAAACTTCTTCTGCTGATATAACTTTCTTGCGCAGGTGAGATACTTTCTCGTACTTGGTGTATAAATCTTCAAACCGTTTCGTGTCTCTATAGAAAGCTTCATAAAGGTCTGGTACTTCGTTGGGATCAAAGAAAGTAATGGATCCTTTATCTTTAAATCTGCGCCAGAAGAAAGCAGACAGTACCACTCCATAGTCCATGTGTCTGACTCTAGTTTCTTCTGTGCCTTGATTATTTTTAAGCACAATAAGATCATCAAACTGATGATGCCAAATTGGATAAAAAACAGTAGCACTAGCATTACGTATACCACCTTGACTACAACTCCTTAAATCTGCAAACCATTTCTTTAAAAAAGGCAGCATACCAGTATGCATGATTTCGCCGCCGCGTATAGGACTGCCTAACGGGCGTAGTCGTCCGATTTCTAAACCAATTCCAGCACGTTTACTAGCATATTTTGCCATCATTTCACCACTGGCAAATATACTATCAAGATCATCGTCACTCCTAATAAGAACACAACTACTAAACTGTTTAGTTGGAGTTCCTAAGCCGGCGAGAACAGGAGTAGCAAGAGTAAACAACCCGTCGCTGGCAGCAGTATAATATTCTTTAATATATCGCATACGTGCTGTGTTTGGTTCTTCTTTATGAAACACTGTGGCTGCTGCCACCATGTATCTAACCTGAGGAGTTTCATATATTTCTTTTGTGCTACGATTCTTAACTAGATATTTTTCGATTAATTGTTCAATCGCAGCATAACTATATTGCTCATCTTTTGAATGATCTATCATATCATTCATTTTATTCCAATCTTCTTCAGTATACCAAGATAATAAATCTTGTGTATAAAGTCCGGTAGCCACATTCTTTTTTACAATTTCATATAAGTGAGGCGGCTCATATCCTCCATATACGTCCTTACGTAACATGCTTAATCGTTGTTTACCAGCAACATATTGATAATTAGTGTGACCTAAATCTGGATTACTTTCAATATCAATCAAATCAACGATAGCTCTTAATGTAATTTCGTCAATTTCTTTTGTAGTGATTCCGTCGTAAAAATGAGGTTGGCTTTTAATTTCTATCATTGATTGGCTGACATCTGCTATTCCGCTGCATACTTTAGCAATTTGTGTCTGCCATTTTTCAATTGTTAAAGGTTCTTTTTTTCCGTTTCTTTTAATAACAGTGATATTCGACATTGATTTATTCTTTTTAGTAATTGTGAATCTATTTAGTAGATAGTGTTCTACTAAAATAACAGTTTGAAATGAGTAGCCTAAGCTACTCATTGTTTATCTGATATTGAAAGTTAATAATATACTACTTTTTATTTGTTGTCAAATACTTTGAGATTAGCTAAGTGCTTGATATGTATAAGTGAATGTAGTTGTATTACTTACATTAACATTTACATATTTTACAATTATATCATTTCCGGATTTGGTGGCACTAAAACTTATGTTATAAAAATCTCCAGATCCAGTATAATCAAAATCATCTGATAATTGAACACTACCAGTTACATAATTAACTGCTATTGTAATTTTACCTGTTCTGGTTTCAGCTGGACTGGTACATTCAGTTTTATAATTGATTTCATATCCCATTGTTTGAGATATTGGTAATCTAAATGCAAATGCCTCAGTAAAATTTGTTGTTAAAGTAATGCTTCTTGGTTGAGTGTTTTGGTATAATGAAGTTCCTGAAACTTCAGGTAGATAAATGTTGTCTTGATTACCAGATAACTCACGTTGCCTATCAAAATTTTCTTGTAAAGTAGAGTTGCCCGAAGTATTAAAAAATATATTACTAGTTTGGTTATTAGTGTTGCCGCCTCTATCATTTCCAACATTTACAAATGTATTTCCTCTTGATCTGTTGCCATAGCCTGTTTCTATATAAATTCCGTATTCGTCTATTTCTTCAAACTTAGTATTTAAAATATGATTAAATCTCGGACCGTACTGTTCTCCGACCGCAGAGTTACCAGTAGTGTTATCACCAAAACTAAATCCAACTCCGCATTCGGCGACATTGAAACTATTAAAAATATTAGTTTGAATATCAGTTTTACTAAAAACTGCTGTCTTAAATCCTTCAATGTTTATTCTATTAAATTCATTTCTCTGACAAGTAACCACTGAACTTAAAGCATATAATCCAATTGCAATACTGTTATTTGTTCCTGATAAAGTACTGTCATCGAATGTTCCTTTAATTTCTAAATCTTCAAACAAACTATCTCTTACTGCATTAAGTTCTAAAGCTTGATTTGTGTTGTCACCTACATCTAATGTAAAATCTTTAAGTAAAATAAACTTTGGTTGATCATTATATTCAGGTGTACCAGGAGTAAGGCCCACAGGATAAGTTACAGTTCTACGAACAGTTGTAGTAGATTGATCTTCTATAAAACGAAAAACTGTTTTACTTGTCGAAGTAAATTGAAAAATTGTTTTCTTTATACCTGCACCTACCAGTCTGACATGGCTAGGCAAGTAAATTGTATCACTAATAAAATACGTTCCAGCAGCGAATTCAAGAGTCACTCTACTTTCAGCATTGAACATTGTAGATTTATTAAGATATAAATTATCTATAGCACGTTGAATCGCTTCTGTTTGATCTTCTAATCCTGGAAGGATACCGTAAGCTGCGGCACTAACAGAATCATCAAGTCTTTGTTGTAAAGTTCTTGTAACAGGATAATTGACATCATCTGAAGTTAATATATTCGGATCGTCAATTTTATATGTGTAGTTACTAGCTATGTCTAGAAGGTTGTCTGCACTAGTAATAATTCTTGTATTACCAACTGCTGGTGCTCCTTCACTGACTGCACCGTTGCCAATGTATAATTTTTGTGTATCTATGGCCCATGCCATTTCCCCACTAGCTAACTGTGGAATCCCGTCTTGAGTTTCCTTTCCTCTTCGGACTTGTATGCGACTAATCTGTACTACAGCCATAATAGTTCCTTATTTTTATTATTTATCGTACCAAACACGCTTTCCATTTTCGACGGTCCAGCTACGACCTCTACACCCGTTAGAGACAATTATTTTTCCTCGATTATTTTCATAAGGACTTAATTCAGGCATATCGCTTCTCCTAATTCTCCAACCTTTAGTTTGTTTTTGAAATAAATGAGAGTCAGGATTATTAAGTGCCGATGGCATACTTTTGTCCACGCCGTTTTCTTCGCACCATTTTGATATATTTTGTACGTAAGTTTCTTCTGGATTTTCAACTCGACTGACGTACCAACCTTTTGTTCTTTTTTCTGCTTGCTTTTTAAACCAGGATTTTTTCTCAGAATCAGATAGATTGTTGAACCATATTCGGGCACCTTCCATCTTATGACGACTATAGTCTATATTATCGTAAGGAATAAACTTACTCAAATTGCCACCAATGCCTCCGTTAGCTAAATTATAACTCATAGGATCAGTAGTAGCATTAGTTTTGTTGATCCACTCTTGTTCTCGTAAATTAAGTTCTGTTTCACAAGAACAGGACTCGAGAATTTCTTTAACAAAATTCTCTTGGCCATATTTTTTATATGCTTGTTTAAGAAGCTTCCCTGATCCCATGTAATTAGAGTCAGTGCCGTTATGTTTTCCTATATACCAACGCCCATTGATTGTGTTTGTTATTTTATAAATGTACATACATCTATTTATCTAGATATCTGTACAACTGTCATTTATCCGGCTAGTTTATAGTATTCACTTACTCTGTCGCACCATCGATTAGTCCAGTAATCAAAATCTGAAGGTTCTAGTATAAACTCTTGATATTGCGGTTCTCCCCACTTTCCAGGTTCAATTTCTGGAGGCCTAACACACATCATAATAACACCTTTTCGGATATTAGTACCGTGTACTTCGTTATGTGCTAGAGCATAGGCTGTAAGCTGTAAAAAGTAATCGTCGATCCATTCTAATTTTTTAGGCTTATTGGTCTGTTTAAAGTCTAGGATTGCTTCTTGTCCTTGATGAATTCCGCAACAATCTGTTGTACCAGCATACAATTCT